AAGTGAGGCCAGGCCGAACTGCTGGCCGAGGGACGCCGCCAAGGCGTCCGGCAGGTCTTCGACGCCGTCGGCCGTCCGCTCAGTGTTGTCTGCAGTTTTCTTTGCTGGGGCGTCGTCAGAGAGCCGCGGGTCGGATCCGCGCAGGATGGAGTTGCGAAACGACTCGCCGCCGGACGTGCCGGCCACCAAGGCTTTAAGCTCCTGCATGGAAACCTTGACTGCATCGGAGACTGCCTTGGCTGCAGTGGGCCCGGTCTGTGCGATGTCTTTCGCTACGGTGGCCGCCGCCTCGCGCTGAGCGTTCGCAAACTCAGAGTCAAACGCACCGAATGGGTTGCCCATGTTCTCGGCAGCCTGGGCGAACGTCTGACCAGCCTGCTCGCCGTACATGCGACCCATGTTTGCGGCACCGGCGGCAAGCTCGCGGGCTCCCTGGCTTCCCTCGGCAAGACTCGCGGCGAGCCCCTCAAAGCCCGCAGCCTCTGCCAGCGTGGCCATGGACTTCATCACGCGGGCGACGCCACGCAGGATGATCGCAAAGGCTTCGTTGAAGATTTGCCCGATCCTCGAGCCCAGCGCCATGAACACTTGAAAAACGCCGGTCAGCAACGTCGCCGCACCGACGACCATACGCAGGCTGAACACCAGCCCGTCGGCCATAGCCTTTGCGACGTTAAACCCTGAAGTGTTTTCTGCTAAGAACTGCACGAAAAGACGCGAGACGGTGGTGATGGCTGGCGCGAGCCCAGCGACGAACTGATTGATGAAGCCTTCGAGCGGCAATGAGAGACGCGACAGGGCGTCGTTCATGATCTCAATGCCAGCCGTCTGCTGGTCGGTCATGTTTGCGCCCAACCTGTCCCGCAGCTTTTCTACTTCGGAAATCGCACCAGTCGTTGCCGCAGCAATCAGCCCCATGGCTTGCGCGCCGGACTTTCCGAAAATGGCAACGGCAGCAGCGGATCGCTGCGCGGCAGTTGGCAGTGCCATGATCCGCTGAGCAATCATTTCAAACTGCCGCTGCGGGCTTTGGGCTTGCAGTTGGGCAAACGTCAGCCCAAGCCGAGAAAGCGAGTCCTGCGCCGCCTTGTTGCCGCGGCTCGCCTCTGTAACGCGAATGCCCAGCCTGGTCATCATGCCGGTCATCTGCTCAACGCTGACGCCGGCTTCGTCTGCGACCTGAGACAACGTCTGGAACGTGCTAACCGAAATGCCCAGACGGGACGCCGACTTGCTCGCCGCATCGAGTGATTCTGCCGCATTGGAAAAAGCCATGAACGGTGCCGTGACTAAGGCCACCAACCCGAGCGGCAACAGCAAAGACTTTATGGCAGCAGTCAGGACGCGGACGCCAAACGTGGCGATAGATGCACCACGAGAAAGCCCGAGCATGGCTGCCGCGATGCCTCCAATCAGACCGCCGACGTCTGGCAGCAAAACGCCGGCTTTGTCCACGCCAGCGTTAAACGCAGACATCATCGACGACGAACCAGCCACCGAAGAGCGAAACCCTGCCAGCTGCTTTCCAGCAGTAGCAAGCCCCGAAGTCAGCCCGCCAGTGCTTGCGGTAATGCTGACGTTGACGCGTCCGAAATTGCCTTTAGCCATGCGTCACCTCGGGATGCTCTGAAGCACAGCCAGCATCTGCTCGGGCGTCTGCTGTCGCTTGTCGACCGGCATGAAGTCTTCCGGCTTGGACGCCTTCTTGTTCTTGCCGCGGTGTGCGTTTTGAAACTGGGCGAAGCTGACGGCGCTCCGCAGCCATTCGTCGCCCCACGGCTCAAGCTGGTAGTACCCCATCCAGCCGTACAGAACGTCGACGGGCATGGCGGCAGCCAGGGCGGGCACGTCCCATATGCCGAGCTTGAGGGCGAGCCTGTGCAGGAACAGCATCACAGGTCGCCCCTCTAGTTTTTTGCCGCTTCCTCGACAGCGTTGACGCCAATGCCGTTCATGGCAAAGCCTTTGTCGACGATCGCCTGCACAGCCTCCGTGTCGAGCTCGCCGAGCCAGTCCGCGTCATCCATCGTGAACAGCGGCTTGCCGGCCTCGTCGGTGGTGACGAGCACGACAAACTTGGCACGCACGTTTTCTAAGTTGACGCCGCCAACCTTGCCGCCCGTGACCATCTGCTCAAAGCGGTCGCGGGCCTTGGCGTTCATCTTGGATACATAGACGGTGCCGCCAAGTGCGGGCACGTCTAAGGGCTCACGCGGCAATACGCCACGCTTCGCCTTGATCTCCTCGCGAGTCAGGGCCATCGTCCGCGCCTCCTTGCATCATCAAGTCACAGAACCGGACAGCTTGATCGTCACCGTGCCGGTCTGCATGTCTTCCATCTGGCTGCCGGCCTCGAACCCGGTGACGTACCCGTAGGCACTCCACAGCTGCGTGGTGCTTCCGCCGGCCGCGAACCGGACCTCGACAGCCTGTGCAGTCGTCACGTTTGTCAGGGCGGTCCACGGCTTGATGGCAGGGTCAAAAAGCACCTCGGCCGACACCTCGCCTGGGTCGTAGACCTCGCTCGCGACAAACTCCTTGCCGCCAGTCGTGCCCATGTGGCTGGCGTCAGCGACGGCACGCTCAATGCCGGACCACGAAAGCCCGGTAAGCTTGAACCCCGCGGTTCCAAGCAGGCTTCCGAAGACGATTGATGTGCCCTGTCCGATGTCGACTGCCATTTTTTTTGCTCCTAGACCGTCTCAACGTAGGTGACTTCGACCGACAAATCCGTGCGATACGTGGGCAACTGCTCGCCCTGGGCAGGCGACTCCTGCAGGTCTTGGTCGCTGACGACCCGAGCCAGCCGAATCGCTGATCCAGTAGCAAATTGTAGAGCCCGCCGAGCGGCACGCGCGAGGTTTCGGCAGGTCGAAAGCGTGCTGGCCAGGCAGGAAACCGTGTAGGTCGCGCGTACGTAGCCCGTCGAGCCTGTCATGTGCATGAACGTGCCACGCTGCCCGTCCTCGCGGACGTAGACGATGACCGGCAACGCGACGCCCTGCGGGGCCTGCGTCGCGTAGATTCTTGTGCTGACGATGGCTGCGACGTCCGCTGAGTTTTTCAGCAGGGTCACAATCGCGGTATCGACCGGGGTGGAGCTCATTTGCCAATCTTTCGGATTTGGCGGCGCTCGTGCTCCGCGATTGCTTTGTCGACGTAACTGCCTAACACTTCCTGCAGCCTGTCGCGTATCTGGGGCAGGTTGGCGTCCGCCCACGCCCGAAACTTGCCACTGCCTGGGAAGCCTTTGACGCCAGACAGATAGGCGAAACCATCGGCGTTCCCAGTAATGCTTGGACGCTTGATCCTGTCTATGGAAACCTTGAACGCCTTGCCCTTCGGGTAGCGGTCCTTTACGCCCTCTTCGATCCAATGAGCATGGAACCCCATGGTGCTTTTGTTGGTTCCGCTGCGGCGGTATCCGATGACACCTGTGGCGGTACGTGCCTTCCGTCGCTTCTCAACCACAAGCCCAACGGACCTTTTTAGGTTTCCAGTAGGGCCCCTGGGCGTCAGCTGGCGGATTTCCTTGACCTCTTCCTTGCCAGCGGCACGCACGGCTGCGGCCAGGTACTTTTTCTGGATTGTCGGAGGAACCTGCGACATTCTCCGCAGAATGTCTTCGACGCCCTCGACGGTCATGCCAAGCTGTGCCATCAGTCTGTGACCTCGTTCACGAGCAGTTCGTGCTCTTCCCTGCGGCCCCGCTCCATGACCGACACGATTTCAAAAGTACGCCCCTCGCACGTCAGCCGCATTTTGGGCTTGAGCCCTGCCGTGTACCGCATGCGGACTCGGTGCATGACCGTGCCTTGCGTGGCCATGGCGTCGATCTGCTCGAGGCCCGACATCGGCAGCAGGGCGATCTTCCTGGTTGCGAACGTGCTGTAGGTCAGGATGGGCTCGCCGAGGTCGTTGACGCTATCTGCGGGCGTCTGCACTACAGCCGTCTTGTCGAGTACGCCGGCACGAAGCATGGCCACCTCACGCGTACTGTTTCCACTTGAGCGGCTCGAGCAACGCCGGCACCGACAGGGGCACGTCGCTGGCGTTTGTGCCGATGACCACCGGCTCCCGGTGGGTGTACCAGTGCCCGACGAGCAGCTTGATGGCGTGCTTCGCGTTCTGTGGGACGCTTGCCACGGTGCCGTAACCAGCCAAGTAGGTAATCTGCACCGCTTTGTCGTCGAGCCTGGCGGACGGCCACGTTTCGAGGTACAGCGGGTACACGAGCCCCGGCGTGTGGTCCTTGTCTAGCCGGAAGTCCTGCGTGCCACTCTGGGCCCACGTCAGCGTCTGCGTGGTGCCTCCGGTGTCGACGTAGGAAATAGTGACGGTGGCGCTCGCCGCACTACTGTTTAGACGTACTGGCGGGCGCGGAAGCTCAATACGCAGCGAGTAGAAATCGTCGAACGCCACCGTGTACGCGCAGTTCTGGAACGTCCGCTCGCAGTAGTCCTCGCACCACCTGGTCGCGGCGTCGATGAGCTCGCCGATGTAGGTGTCGTCGCCCGCAAAGTCAACGATCCGCAGGTGCTCCTTGGCCTCCGACACCGTGACAGGGCGGTCGGCGGAAACCGGGGCAGTGCTGACGATGAGGGAGCGATAGCTACGCATTTCGTTTTCG